ATGTACAAGGTCTCCGATCGCGACGGTCTGTATGTAGCCGTGCTGATCTCAGGCACCATCTCGTTTCGTTACGATTACCGCATCAACGGCCGCCGGGAGACGCTGGTTATCGGTCAGTATGGTCGTGACGGTATCACACTGGCTGAAGCCAGGGATGAGCTGATAGCCGCTAAAAAACTGCTGAACGCAGGCCAGTCGCCGGCTGCAGCGAAGCGTGACGGTATCAAGCGGATCCGCGGCGCCGAAACATTTACGGTACATACCGACGCCTACATGAAACATGTGGTCCTGGCTGACAGCACGCGGGCTATGAAACAATCAGTAATCGACCGGGATATTTTGCCTGTTCTCGGAAACAAAATGATGTCCGAGATAACGACCCCTATGGTGCGTGATCTTTGCGATCGCATAGTCGAGCGCGGTGGACGTGCGACGGCGGTGCAGGCGCGTGAAATCATCAGCAGCGTGTACCGGTACGCCAATGACCGCGGGCACGGGTTATTCAACCCGGCCGCAGATATCAAACCTTCGGCGATCGCCATGTTTAAACCGCGTGACCGTTGCCTGCAGCCGGAAGAAATCGGCGTGCTGTTCAGGTCTCTCGATACCGTCAGCACTTTGCCAACCTTAAAACTGGCTGTGAAGCTCATCCTGATCACGATGGTGCGCAAAACCGAGTTCATCATGGCGACGTGGAAAGAGGTGGATTTCAGCAAAGGAACCTGGACGATCCCATCTGACAGGATGAAGGGGAGCCGGTTGCACGTCATCTATCTGCCGCCTCAGGCGCAGGATCTGATGATAGGCCTGCAGATGTGCGCCGGCGGGAGTGATTATCTGTTGCCAGGTCGCTACAGCACCAGTAAGCCGCTATCCAATGCCGCTCTGAACTCAGTCATCGATCGCGCGGTTGCTGCGGCATCGGATGCCGGGGAGAACCTGCAACCTCTAACAGTGCACGACCTGCGGCGCACAGCGAGCACGCTTTTGCATGAAGCGGGATTCCCTTCAGACTGGATAGAGAAGGCGCTGGCGCATGAACAGAAGGGCGTGAGGGCCGTTTACAACAAGGCCGAGTATTCCAGGCAGCGGGCCTACATGCTGCAGCAGTGGGCAAATATGGTTGATGCATGGATAAACGGGGAGCATTACGACCTGGTGCCGTTCTCCCCGTCTGCATTTGAAAAGTGGATGAATGAACAATAGTCCGCCCGGAGGCGGCTCATTGTGTCGCCTTCGAAGAATTCTCAAAAAGCCCGCGCAGGAACTTAACCATCGCGTTTGCAGAATCCCGCTGCTCACGGTAGCGCGCCGCTTCTCGCTGCAGGTGAAGGATCTCACCATTCCTCTGGTTGATAATGGCGCGCGCCTCTTCGAGTTGTCGTATCAGCGAGGCCTCTTCGGCAATGTTCATGCGGCCTCCGTCTTCACTACCGGCACTGCGCAGCCTGGCAGCAACTCAACCGCCGGCGCCGTGCACTGGTTCCCCCACACATCGAAACCGTGAGACGACTGGCGGGCGAAGAGCTCAATGCGCGGGACATCGCCAAGCAGCTGCACCAGTTTCTCGCGGATAATGTCCGGTTTGCGCGAGTTCTCCAGGCGCGGCGCCGTGACGTGCTGGCAGATCGAGGCGTCCATGCGGGCCGGAAGTTTCCCGCGCACCGCAAACAGGCAGTCTTCGCTGTTCGCCCGGGTCATATGGCCCATGCCGATCGCGCTGTTCCCTTTGTGCTTGTTCGTCTTGTGCCAGGTGAATCCCTTCATGGTCATCAGGCGGAATCCCCAAGCCTCCATGACTTTCAGCGCCTCAATCGGCTGAGTCGGTACCCACCACATAGCCAGAAGGCAATCGTTGGCAGCCAGTTCCCACACAGGCAGCCGGCAGATATCCAGGTAATTCATAACTGGATATTTGAAACCGGCGCCGCGGTCACCGTCAGCGGCCTTGTCGCGGTATGCCCAAGGCGGATCCGCATAGATCAGGGTGTATTTTCCGCTCATGCTGCACCGCCTTCAACGCGCTTAAACGAAATAACCCAAACCCAGGGGTCAGCCTTCCAGCTTCCTTCGCCGTAGATGGATGACCACAACTCAGCAAAGTTGTCGTATGGCGTCATAACCTCGCCGCCGCTATCCGGGTCAGAGTATGTAGGCCGCCACCCGGTAAGCTCCATGCCTTCAGCTTGAGCATCTTCTTGGCTAATAGCGTTCAGCCGCTCAACCCGCACGTCGGTGATTTCCAGAAGAATGCGGCTGGCTGCTCTCGGCATATGAATGGAAGGTTTCCAGCACGAACGACCATCTTCATAACCATCGTCATCACCCCAGGTGAAATCGCCATCAGCTGCATAAATGGCGTGACCAGAGTAATAGCCGTTGCCAAACGGCATTTCATGAATAACCGTAGCCGGCCGGTCTGGCGTCCATGGTTGGATTCGACCATCCTCATCCAATTCGTGGCTGACTACTCCCCACGTTTCACGCACCCAGATGCGGTCGCCGACTGCTCCGAACGGGCAGCAATGCTCCTGAATGAAAAGGTGATAATCGGCAATAGGTGAGTTGCCAGGCGCAAGGTCAGAAACGTGCACCATGCTTTCTAATTTTTTCGATGAAAACCAAAAATCCCCTGGTCGTGATTTCGATGGCTTCGGCTGTACCTTCATAACCCGCCGAGTCTGCGTCTTCCGGCCGTCGAGGATGGCCCGCACCATCTCCCCGTTAAAAATCATTCCGCGTTCTTTCATACTGCCACCTTCTTGCTATTCAGTTGCTCAGCCAGGCGCTGAGCCTTCAGCGGGTTCTGGATAACCTGGCCGCCCGGCGCCAGCCAGCCACGCCGCACGGACGAATAAACCAGCGTGATACTTCCTACGCGAATGCTGTCGTGTGGGTTAGTCATAAATCACCCCGGCGGTGGCGCAGATCCCGGCATAGCATCCCTGGCGAAGCCGGTTCCCGCGGCCAATGCACTGATCGCGGCGTATAGCGATACGGGCCCGCTCAACCTCGCCAGTGGCCGCATCCATGCACTCAAGCCAGAGGCGAGCGGCCAGGCGGAACTGGCCTTTGTTCTCGCGGGCAATAGCGCGCTGCTCGATCTCCATTGCCGCCGGCGTTACGGCGACAAGAGGGGGTGCTTTGCGCTGCGAGACATAATCCGCGTGGTATTTTTCCATCCGATTCATCGTATCCAACCCTCTCGAAAAATGACCGCCAGCAGGAACAGCCAGGCGGATACAGCGGCCAGGTACAGAAACCATCCTGACCACCTTTCCCAGTACCTCGCCAGCGACGTCACGCCGCGTTACCAACCGGGCGAAATACTCGCTGCTCAACCGGAGGCTTTTTTCCAGCAAACTCTGTGGTGCCGTTCTGCTGACGTTCATCAAGCCAGCGCTCGATCTCTTCGCTGTTCCAGGCACAGCGCTTGTCTGTGATCCAGAAACGCTTAGGGAACTCCCCGTTTTTCTCCATGCGGTCGATAGTGCTCATCGATACAGGCACCACCGCCAGCAGTTCCTTTTTGCCTAATGCACCTTTCATCGTTACCTCTCTTTTTTCAGTGCGGCGCCGGGCGCGCCGCGGTGGTGATTACATATGGACTTCGTTCAGTTCGTCTTTGCGGATGCCGTATACATCGGTGGCAGCGTCCAGTAACTCCTGGTTGCCAGCCAGACGGTGGGCCGCGTATTTGTATGCCTTGTCCAGTTCTGCAACGTTACGAGCCGCCATAGCCGCAGAAGAGAAGCCAGAGAGAATGTCTTCTGGGGCGCGGTCGTCAGTCTTTTTCGCCTTCTCTTCATGGTGCTGATCGGGGTGCGAATTGATCAGCTGATTCATCCCCGCAGCGGTGCTAGCCGGTGGCGTAATGTCGCGCTCAACACGCGGTGCTGCTTCCTGCAATTCGTCAGGGGTGTAGACGCCAAGGAGAACATCAGGGGCGTGCAGGCGTGCCCAGCGCTTAACACACAGGTAAGCCAGTTGCTGACGCGGATCCTGCTCCCAGAGGGGTGAGTTGCGCACTCCGGCTTGCGCCATGCTGATGGTCAGGGTGCGAGGCTCAGATTCGCCTTTAATGGTTGCCCACACTGTCACTGTCAGGCTCGGCGATTTGTCGGTTTTCCCGCTTACCTTTGACCAGTCGCCATCCCATTTGTAGTTCAGACGAGTGGCCAGAAGGTTTGAGGAAGAGACAACCGCATTAACCAGTTGCGCTTCATAGCCAAGCGTGCCGTTTACCACATGAGTTTTCTGCGCTACCGCGAACGGGTTCATTCCCCACTGCGCCGCTTGCATAGTCACCGCCAGGCAGTCAGCTGGCTTTCCAGCCAGGTGCGCCGGAACGGTGGCTTTGCTGTCAGCCATCAGGGTGGCAAATCGCACCAGGCGATCCATCCCTTCCGGGCTGAAGATTGCCGCGGCGGTGCCGACGGTAGCACCAGGCTGAGAAGTGATTGCGATGTCGTTGCTCATACGTACATATCCTGTTTGCGTGCCCACTCAGGGCGTTTAATAACTTCAAATCCACCCCAGTCTCCGGTTTCTCGGCACTGGTGATAGGTATTCAGATCCCGGCGGTAGAGCGCATACCCTGTGTCCACGTCCTGCGCATCCAGTTCGAACACCCGCACCGGGTAGCGGCCGCAGTCAATGGTTTCGCTCACTGCCAGGAAGAAGAATCCATGCGGATCGCCGGTGGTCTGCTGCGCACCTTCGCGGTACATCGCGTCCTGTACGTGATACCGGAATTCCTCAATGTGGCGCGAGAAACGCTCCATATCGGCAACCTTCTTCACGTCCAGCAGGACAGGGTGATTCTTCAGGCGCTTGTCCGGGCGTATGCGGCACAACTCTCCAGTCTCCGGATCCTTCCAGTAGTGAGAGGCTTCGCAGAATCCTTCCGCCTCAAGCAGCCAGCGCGCTGCCGGGTGCGCCATTGCGCTATCACGCATCAGTTTCAACTGACGATCCTGCTCCGCCTCCATAATTGTTTTCCCGCTCCCCTCGCAATCCTTCATGAAAGCCGCTTCATCCGCTTTCCCCTGGTTTGTTCGACGGTTAAAGGGTGGCGCCACGATGAAGCGCTTATCGAACTCTTCCGGCTCCAGAAGCAGGCAGTGCAGGGCAGTTCCCATATCCAGAGCTTTCAGCTTTTCGGTATCGACCGGTGCTGATTTCTGCCACTGCAGAAGGGCCGGGCTCAGCGCCACCATATCCAGCTGTGACTTACTCACGCCGTCGCCGGCGTGGTAGTCCTCGTTGCTGATATCGAAGTAAATTCCTGGTGTCATGCCGCGTTCCTCGCCGTATCCAGTTGGTCAGCCAGATCCCACTTCGCGATGATGCTGGTCAGCGCGGCCTGGTACGCCGCTAGAACTTCTTCGAATTCCGGGCTCATCATCAGTTCTTCCAGAATCTCGGTGCGCACGCCTTTGCGCTCCAGTTCGTAGAAAGGTTTCTGCAGCTGGTGGTATTTGATCGCGTCGATCAGCTCCACCTGTCGCTCATAGTGCATCTGGCTCAGCTGGTAGTTGCTGTCGATGCTGGTCATGATTTTTTTCAGGTTGTTAATCTGCTGAGTGTTCATACGCACCTTAGTACTTGATAGAGACTGCAGATACCTTCCCGCTGGCGATGGCGATCAGTGCCTTCTCTGCCATTTTCTGCGTAAGGCCGCTTTCAATCAGGTCTGCGATAGCCTGTCGATTGATGCTGCGGCGGTGCTCTTTATCAGCGGCCCGGCGCGCTTCTTCTTCCGCAATGCGCTTCTGGTCAGCCAGGCGCGCTGATTCAGCTTCTTCCTGACGGCGGCGCTCCGCTGCGATAGCAGCATCAATTTCAGCCTGTGCCTTTTCCTCTGCATCACGCTTAGCCTGTTCAGCGGCTTCACGGCGGATATTCTCTTCACGCTCAAGGCGTGCTTTTTCTTCTGCCTCTTTGCGCAGGCGATCAAGCTCGGCGGCTTCATGTTCGCGCTTTTGCGCTATTACCAGCGACGCTTCCAGTTGCTGAATAGTTGAATCCTTAGCCACGCCCGCCTCTGTTGCACGTTCCTGCCAACTGTCATCCAGTACCACGGATTTAGCTTCCAGAATGCGCGCCTGAATATCAGCAGAAGGCAGGTAGTTACCGGCGGTGTCGATCACGTCAGCCAGCGCACGCAAATCCACAAGGCGCTGCTGCAGTGCTTCGGTGCGCGCCTTTTCAGCATCTTCCCACTCGGTAAGAGGGCGGCGTACTTCATCGCGCAGCTGATCGCATTCGGTGACGAAGCGGCGCAATTCAGCTTCAACCACTTTTGGCTGCTCCTTGAGGCGCTTCAGGTAATCCCTGCCAGGTTTCTCTACAGCAGTTTTGCTGCGTGATACCTGTGCGGCCAGCGATGCAATACGAGCCCGTCCCTTTGCAGTGCTCAGGTCAGGAACTTCGTTTACTCCGGCGCGGATCTTTTCCAGGAAGGAATCAAGCCCGTTCTCAACGTAAATTGCCGGCGCCATGTCTGGCGCGATTTCGATAATTGCTAAATCAGTCACTTTCTCACCCCCATACCCATTTCCGTTTTTGCTGCCAGTTTGCTGACGAACGCCCAGCTGATTGCTTCCGGCAGCGTGCGAAACTTCCAACTCATCAGCCCGCATGCCGTAACGCAGTACCAGCCGTTAATGATTTGCCATTGCATACACACCTCACTATTACCATTTGGTAAATGTCAGGGGGTATGAGAAAGCCACCCGGTGGTGGGTTTCTGGTAATTCAACGCCCTGCTGTTACCGTTAAGGTAATAATCTGATCAATTTTCGAATTAGTCAATAGATGTGACGAGGAAAAGTTTACCAAAATGGTAAATGTATGAGGCGCGGGAAGTTATCCCCCCGGCAGGATTGCAGCATTGACAGGTAGATTAGAGGCTTACTGGTTCTGGCTGACGATGAACTTGATGAAGGCGGTGATCTTGTTTTTCTCTTCCTGCGGCAGCCCGGCGTATTCATGGTGGTCATAGTCAATCAGACCAGCATTACCAGGCGGCAGGATCAGCTCATATGCATCGCGGCCGAACGCCCTGGCGATAGCCGACAGTACGCCAATGCTGGTGGAGCCTTCGCAGTTCAGGATGCGATTTACGGTCGCCTGGCCGATACCGGCCGCTTCCGAAACCTTTTTCTCTGAGTTCAGATCCGGATGCTGTCCCATCCATACACCCAGGGTAAACGCTGCCTGCTTTTCCACACTCCATTCCTGCGGGTCGATAATCTCCGGCAGCGTCGGGGTATCTGACAGATGGTCGATATCCAGCCAGAAACGACCTTTTCCGGCGAACGACTCGATCTCGCGTGCCGCGTTAGCGCCGATATTTTTTGTCCCCTTGCTCCACCTGTTAACGAGGTTAGCTGATTTTTTGATTCTCTCGGCAAACCGGAGTTGCGTGTTATCGAAATCCTTCCGGATTATCTCATTGAGGTTGTCGCGTCTTATGTCGTAGATGCTTTTCATTTCTATTTTTTTAGCCTGGAATTGTTACCTAACTGATTAAATTTAATAGAATATTACCATAAAGGTAAACTTACCAAAAAGGTAACAGTCATTGATTTTTACACCAGATTGGTAATAATCAGGCTGTCTAAAGTTAGTCCGGGACTAAAAAATATGAGCGATGTGCAAAAATTTGACTTCAAACGCTGCTGGCTCGACCTCTCTCCGGCAGAGCGTGAAGAGTTCGCAAGTGACGCCGGCACGACCAGCCACTACATTCAGGTTCACCTGACTGGCCGTAGAAGAATTCCACGTAAGCCTCTGTTAGAAAGACTGTTTAAAGCCTGCAAATCCCGTAAGTGGATCTCCGCAAAATCCGACCTGGTCCTCTGGTTCCACGAACGTTAATCCTCAAAACTCACCCTCGCCGCCACCCCCAGGCGGCTCCTGCCTCTCCCTGTACACCAATTCGGTAATAATTATCCAAATACGGTTGATCTTTTTTTGGCTTGCTGCAAAATTACCGTAACCACAACCAGAGTGAGACAGGAACTATGGAGATCATTACTCGCGTCGAAGCGGCAAAGGCAGGACTAAAGCGCTACTACACCGGTAAGCAATGTAAGCACGGCCATGACAGTGAGCGATGGGTATACAACGGGCATTGTGTCGAATGCACCCTCGAGACTAACCGCCGCCGCCATGCTGAGATAAAACGGCTAATGCATGAGGCCTCAAAAGGTAATGCCGTGGAGGTGATCTGATGGCCCGCATTCGCACCATTAAGCCCGAGTTCTGGACCGATGAAGACATGGCAGAGGTATCAGAACCAGCCTGCTTGTTGGCTATTGGTCTGCTTAATTACGCAGATGATGAAGGCTATTTCAATGCAAACCCGAAGCTTATCAAAGCTGCAGTTTTCCCTATCCGAGAACCATCCGTTCCTATTCCGGTACTAATACGGGAGCTTTCCAACTGTGGTTATTTATCCATGTTTTCCACCCCTGATGGCAAGCATTTTGGGGTCATAACTAATTTCCTTAAACATCAGGTAGTGAATAAGCCAAAAGAAAGCAAAATCAAAGGTTTACCCCTAGTACCGTATGAGTACGGTACTGATACGGTACAAGTACCATTAGGAATGGATCAGGGATCAGGGATCAGGGAAATAAAAACCCCTCTCTCTGCGCGCGAAGTAATTCAAGTCCCTCCGGTTGTCGTTGATGGTATCGGAGAGCCAATTGGCAAATTCACCATGCATGAAAACTGGAAGCCGTCAGAGGACTTTGTCATGCGCGCCAGAACATGGGGCCATGCGCTACCAGCTGACGGTTACAAGAAATCAGATCTGATCGAATTCATCACCTACTGGATGGCAGAAGGCAATGTGATGCAACACGTGCAGTGGGAGCAGAAGTTTGCCCGGCTGCTGATGAACAGGAAAAAAAGAGCGGCAGGAAAGCGCGGTGAAAGCTCTGACGATGAAGTACCACACTGGAACAGCCCTGAAGGCTGGAAGGATTTCTTATGAGTAACGTATTCGCAGCAATTCAGAATCGTGATGCCGGCGCCCTGGCTCGCATGATGGGTCCGGACAATCACCAGGCTCAGCAAGACAATGTTGTGAACATCAGCGCAGAGAGACTTGTCGATGCCCTGTTTAAACAGCTCAAGCAACTGTTTCCGGCAGCAGAGCAGACCAACCTTAAGACCGCACAGCAGGAGACCGACGCTAAGCGCCAGTGGATCGCCGCTTTCGCCGAAGGTGGTATCCGTACCCGCGAGCAGGTATCAGCAGGAATGCGCCATGCCCGTGCCTGTGAATCACCGTTCTGGCCGTCACCAGGTCAATTCATCAAGTGGTGCAAAGACAGCAAGATGGTGCTTGGCGTGAGCATCGAAGATGTGATGGGGGAGTTTCACCGCTACGCCAAGGAGAAAAGCCTACAGCCTGGCGGACCAGAACAATTCCCGTGGCGCCACCCTGTCATGTACTGGATTGTGTGCGATACCAGGCGCGCGATGTACCAGCGTCAGTTAAGTGAGATTGAAGTTGAGAAACATGCGCGTAAGCTTCTTGACGAATGGGCATCAAAGGTCGCGGCAGGTCATCAGATACCTGATCCGATTCTGAGCATCCAGTCGAAGCCAGAGCCTATAAGCACCCCTCCAGACCCCGGTGGCAATACCTACCATCCACCAGGTCGAAGCTTCGGATGCATGCCTAACGCGGCGACACTCGGAGGTATAACCCCGGCACAGTGGCTGATGGAGGAATACCGGCGAGGGAAGGCAGCAGGACTCATCAAGTAATACCGGCGCGGAAGCGCGTTTTTTTACGCCTTAATGTTTACCAAAAGGGTAATAAAATATGCGCAAGACTATTGATATTGATCCGTTTATGGTTATAAATTACCAATAAGGTAAAAATCATGCGAAAGACAGTACAGGCACTAGGCCGGCTTAAAGCGGGCCAGATGAACAAAACCGAAACGGCGTATGCGCAAGAGCTTGAACTGCGTAAGCGCTACGGGGAGATAGCCTGGTACCGGTTCGAAGGCATCAAGCTGCGTCTGGCTGACAACACGTTCTACACGCCTGACTTCGCCGTGATGCTGGCAAACGGCCAACTGGAAATGCACGAAGTGAAGGGGGGTTACTGGACCGACGATGCCAGGGTGAAAACCAAAGTCGCCGCCGACCAGTACCCATTCCGGATCATCGGAGTAACGAAGCTCCCGGCAAAAGCCGGCGGCGGGTGGAAGGTCGAAGAGTTCTAAAACAACGATCTTCATTGATATCAATTGAATCAATAAGTTAAACGGGTAAGCGGGGGTAAGTATGGATTTTGATTTCGTGAATTACAGTCGGCGGTCACTGCTGCTGTTCGTGATGGTGGCAAACATCATTGGTTGGGTGGCAATCGTCGCCGTCCTGTATGTGGCTTATCTGGCGATCGAGTGGGTGACAGCATGAACATCGAAACAGTAAACGAGCTCATTCGGTCGCTGGAGTCTGCGGGCGAGCTGTCGATCAGAGAGCAGAAGTTCCTGAAGCTGGCGAAATCGTACCAGCAGCTTGCTGCGGAGAATATGGCGCTGAAGGCAGCCGTTGCGGAAGAGATTGAAGTTATCAATGGTGGTGGCCAGCGGTACTGCGTGAAGGACGGCATGTCCATAAATCCGATATATGCGCGCGGATGGAATGACCACCGGTCTAATGTCACGGCAGTACAAACCCCCGCCACCGATCGCATCGTAGCCGGGATTAAGGCTGATGGGGTGGAGGAGTTTGCCGCGCATCTTGTGTCAATGGAATGTCATCTAGAGGCCGAGTGGGCGAAGTCTTTCGTTTTGGAGGTGTTAAATGTCAAAGGTCGCTGATTTTGTGAAACGCATGGAGAAGCAAGGTCGCCAGTTTGAAGTTAACGGTAACTTTGTTGTTATCTCGCCGACCAATGGACTTGCAATGTCCGACCTGATTGAGATGCAAAACCTAAATAAAAAAGGCGAACTTGCGGATTATATTGCCAAGCAGCTGCGCGAGGGGGCCAAATGAACAAGCGACGCTATACCAACGAAAAACCGCGCATTGAGAAAAAAATTAACACCGCCGCCATGAAGATTTTGATTGCTCTTATGCCACGCCAATACCGACGGGAAGTGTGGTCACGCGGCGAAGGGATGATTTATTCAAACTGCATGTGGTACCAGACGTGGGAAGTCGTCACCGTTGACTATTGGGGGGAGGCAGATAGCCAAGAGGCGTTTGACATTCTCCACAACCGGCTAATCGATGAAACCACTGATTGGGATGGCATTGGGTATGCGTATGACGCCGAAAACTCAACCGGGGAAGAGGTTGATAAAGAGAAGTTTTATTCCCCATGGAGGCTGGGTAACAAAGTTGGGCGAGCTGAAATTATTCGGCACTGCCGCCAGTTGGTGAAAAATGGCGTGAAATGGGAGCGTGCCGCATGACAACTGATATCACCAAACTGGCGCAGAGCCTGAAAGCGGCGGCAACTGACGTCAAGGAGACTGCCCATATAGCTCGATATGTGAAGGCGACCATTGCCAGGCAAACATTCAAAGAGTTAATGACGCCGGAAAACATTCTCGCATTGGTAGAGGCGCTGGAGAAGTCGCAAGCCACGGAGGCTCACTGCAATCGCGGATGGAGCGAAGCGCATGAGCAGGAGGCCAGGGCGGAAGCGGCAGAGAAGCGCATCGCCGAGCTGGACGCAGAGCTTGAGCGGGAGAGAGAAAAATCACGGCGCGTGATGTTTCGCATCGCCGAGCTGGAGTCCCGCACCGTGAAGCCTGCACCGGTAATTCCATCCGAGCTTCACCCGGATACGCAGAAGTTGGTGACCGACTTCTGCACTGCCCTAGCAGAGAAGCTGTACAAGGCCCAATTAAAATACGGCTACGACGCGGACTGGAAACAGGATGGGTGGCCAAGTCAATGCCAGACGCACTTTCACCAGCATATCGCCAAAGGTGATCCGCGCGACGTTGCCGCTTACTGCGCCTTCATGTGGTGGCACGGCTGGAGCACTAAGCCTGCTGAATGCCTGGAACCCCGCACCGTCACTGTGAAGTTGCCGGACTATAGGAATACTTACAAATCACCATTAGCTGATGAAGTTGAGCATCAAGTGCGATTGGCGCTTGAGTTACTCTCGTCTGCCGCTGGCATCAAGGTGGAGGCTGAGTGATGCGTAAATTCAAAGTGACCATTGAGACCGGGATTGTTGGCGGAAATTTCGAGGAAATATTCGAAGTTGAAGATGATGCAACCGATGAAGAGATTGCGGCAGAAGCTAAGGATATTTTCCTGAATCAATGCAATTACGGCTACCACGAAATTACCGGGGAGGATGAGTAGATGGCTATCACTGAAGGATTTTGCGCGGACCTCTACTGCGACTGTGATGGTTGTCAGTCAGGGAAAATCTATCCGCAGGGGCAGGCTGATTTTATTGGCCGGAATATGACCGATATTTCTCAGCAGGCGCGCAAAGCTGGCTGGCGCATCAGCAAAGACCGCCAGCGCTGCTATGCGCCGGGCCACAAAATTTCACGGGGAGCCAACCAATGACCAGCAAATTAACCAGAGCGCAGCTTCACGAACGCGCTCGTGAAAACGTCAAAGCGCTGAAAATGGCATCACGACAGAAAGCATTCGAAAGCGCACGCGAAGAAATATTGGCTGACCTGCAGCTTGCTGAACTGGCGCTGGCCGCGATGGACAGCGAGCCGGTGGCGTGGCGTTGGCGCAGTGGGCCAGATAAACGGTGGCATCTCGCCAGTAGAGGTGACCTGGCGGGAGAGGTTGAGCCGCTCTATCGCCACGCGCAGCCAGCGCCGGTAGTGCCGGAAGAAGCCACTCCGGACAGTATCGAAATTCTTGCCAGTGCCAGGCGTCGTGACCGCGCTGTATTCCAGTGGGATGAAGACCAGCGAAATGCGGCCGCTGATTCCTGGAACGCCTGCCGCGCCGCCATGCTCGCAGCCGCCCCTCAGTCACCCGGCAGTGAACCCGCTACCGTGCCGGGTAAATGGATTCCGGTAAGCGAGCAGATGCCGATAGATTTTGAGGCAGTTATCGCTTTCGATGGAGATCAGGTTTATGGCGAGGCTATGTATAGTTCTGATGATGGATTTACCATTGATGGCTATGAGCCATGCGACAGATTGAAGTTGCAAAACGTAACCCACTGGATGCCGCTGCCAGCCGCCCCTCAGGAGGTGAAAGGTGAATAAGGTCGAACTGCTTGAGAAGATATCGGCACTCGCTACTGAATGCCACACGCTGGCCTGTGAGCTTGATATTGGTGATGAGCGGACCGAAATGTTCGAAATTTACAGCGTGCTGCACAACCTCTGTCGCCGCGGCTACGCCAGCCAGGTAGGGCGGCGGATGAATCCTCTGCTCGCATCCTGCGATGATGAAGAGGATGAGGAAGGTGACGATTGGGATGAGGATGACGACTGATGCCTAAATCCCCAGCAGAACGCAAAGCCGCGCAGCGCGCGCGGCAGTCCGCCGCCGGTGAGCGCAAAATTGAACTGGTGCTCGACGAGCAGGAAGTAGAGATGCTGGCGCGGAACTGCGCCGCCCGGCGCCCTGGTCGCGATCCATACGAAATGGCCGAGTACATCGCGCTGCTGATCCGCCAGGATGATGCCCGGGTGCGCGGCCGGATTAACGCCATCAGCAAACGGCGCTGCGGCAAGTGCGGAGATCAACTGCCAGTGGCATCATGCCCGCACTCAGGGGAAGCCGCATGCTGGGTTATGTACGGCTGGCACGAAACAAAACTACCGCTGTGACATGTCACGACAGATTGACTAAATCCTCGCATGATTATACTGTTTAAATATACAGTATTTTAGGGGTGAAGATCATGGGTGGCAAAGACCGTAATTATACTGTCGTTTACCGCGGGGATTTTATCGACGCTGTACCTGATGGCCGATGGATGATGATCCAGCGTGGTAAGGAGTTCGGCGGCGGGTACTGGTTTGGTCGAGCTTATGCCGACTGCTTCTGGCTTGAGTTTGAGCGGCCAATGCCCCTATCAAGCTGCGTTGAGTACGTCGTGCTATACGACCATGTCGCCGCCCGATCTCATGAGTTAGAGGATGAATTTAAACTGGAATGACCGCGGCCGCCGACTATGGCGGCTTTGTTTTGCGTGTTACTATTACCTAAAAGGTAATTATTTTCGGGGTGTTTACCATGCCAAAGGATCCGAAGCGCAAATCAACTCAATACAAACCGTTGACGGTGATGCAGGAAGCCTACGCCCAGGAGTATGTGAAATGCCCTGAAAATCAGACGCAGGCGGCCATCAATGCCGGGTTCTCCCCAAAGTCTGCCCACGTCAAAGCCAGCACTATGATGCGTGATGAGCGTATCCAAAAACGAATCGCTGAGCTGATGGAGGAGCGCAACAAGCGCCTGCGCGTCAGCGCCGATTACGTGCTGCTGCGCCTGGTGGAAATAGACCAGATGGACGTGCTGGATATCCTGAATGATGACGGCGGCCTGAAGCCTATCCGCGAGTGGCCGAAAATCTGGCGCACCACGCTCAGCGGTTTCGATCTGTCCTCAACCATCATGAACATGGATGAGACCACGATCGAGACTATCCTCAAAAAAATAAAATGGCCAGACAAGGTGAAGAACCTCGAGCTGATTGGTAAGCACGTTGATGTGATGGCATTCAAAGAGCGCATGGAAGTTAACGTGAATGTCACCATTGCTGACCGCATGGCCGCCGCCCGGCGCCGCCTGAAAGAGCGCCAGGGTGGTGACCAGTGACAGACGCCGCTTTATCCCCGGAAGAACAGCTGATCGACGATATCGCCAGCTTCACCCATGACCCGCTGGGCTATGCGCTGTATGCGTTTCCGTGGGGCGAGGATGGCACAGAACTGGCGCACGCCACTGGTCCGCGCCAGTGGCAGGCTGACGCATTCCGCGAAATAGGCGAGCACCTGCAGAATCCCGCGACACGTCACCAGCCGCTGATGCTGTCCCGCGCATCCGGCCACGGCATCGGAAAATCTGCGTTTATCTCCATGCTGATTAACTGGGCCATGTCCACCTGTGAAGATTGCAAGGTGGTGGTGACCGCTAACACCGATAACCAGCTGCGCACGAAGACCTGGCCGGAAATCATCAAATGGTCGAACCTGGCTATCACGAAAGAGTGGTTCACCTGCACCGCCACCGCGATGTACAGCAACGATCCGGGCCACGACAAACGCTGGCGCGCCGATGCTATTCCCTGGTCTGAGCACAACACCGAGGCGTTTGCAGGCCTGCACAACGAGCGTAAGCGCATCGTTGTGGTGTTCGACGAAGCATCCAACATCGCGGATCTGGTCTGGGAGGTTGCCGAGGGCGCGCTGACGGACGAGGACACCGAAATTATCTGGGTGGCGTTCGGTAACCCGACGCGTAACACCGGGCGATTCCGAGAGTGCTTCCGCAAATACAAGCACCGCTGGAAATGCGCGCAAATCGACAGCCGCACCGTCGAAGGCACCAACAAGCAGCAGCTGCAAAAGTGGGTCGATGACTACGGCGAGGACAGCGATTTCGTGAAGGTCCGCGTGCGCGGGATCTTCCCTGATGCGTCAGAGCTGCAGTTCATCCCTACCGGTCTGACAGACGAGGCGATGAAGCGCGTTGTGACCGCTGCGCAGGTGGCGCACGCCCCGCGGATAATCGGCGTCGACCCGGCATATTCCGGCGTGGATGACGCGGTGATTTATCTCCGCCAGGGGCTGCACAGCAAAGTGCTGTGGACCGGCAACAAGACCACTGACGATCTGATTATGGCTAAGCGTATCGCTGACTTTGAGGACCAGTACCAGGCTGACGCGGTGTTTATCGACTTCGGATACGGCACCGGGCTGAAGTCAATCGGTGACGGCTGGGGCCGTACCTGGCAGCTTGTACCGTTCGGCGGCGCATCGGCAGATCCTCAGATGCTGAATAAGCGCGGCGAGATGTTCAACGCCTGCAAGACGTGGCTCAAGCTCGGCGGCGCGATTGACGACCAGGAGACTGCGGACGACCTGTCCGCAGCAGAGTACAAGGTGAGGGTGGACGGTAAGATCGTCATGGAGCCGAAAGAGGATATCAAAGAGCGTTTGGGCCGGTCTCCTGGCAAGGGCGATGCGCTGCTTCTGACGTTCGCCTATCCAGTGGCGAAGCGTTCAGATTTCCCTGCTGCCGGCGGCAAGCAGCCCAACGTGATCAGCGAGTACGACCCGTGGGCATGAAAAAGCCCGCACATCGGCGGGCTGATTGCGACATGTTACGGTGTTAAACGATTTGCCAGTCTTCGGCCAGAACATCGGTCTGACTAGCCAGCCACGGCACTAATTTTTCGTCCGCTGTTTTCATGGCGATATATGGCAGTTGTTCCGGAGCGCGTTTCGGGTCTCCCTGCGCACCTTCCGGCAACTCAAAGACGCGACTGCAAAAGCAAGGTGTACTGCCAGTGTGAACTGCTTCAGTGTACGGCTTAACGTATGCCAACCACATCCCCTTACCGTTCCAGCCAGCGCGGGCAACTTTTTTACCCTGCCTGAGCGCTTCAATGGCAATGCCAAAACTTAACCCTGATACCGGACGGTAAGCCTTTTCGAATACCTCTTTCGGACTCCAGCTAACGTAGCCATCAAAGCGATCGGTGTTAGGTTTTCCGCCGTCCAGATATTCAACAAGATAGCCATCATCAGAGCCGTTCTCATCGGCAGGAAGTTGCCATCCACGAAAATCGTTGTATGCCTGGCGAGTCATGGGAAATGCGTTGATTAATTTTACACCTATGTGCTGGGTCATGATTTCCTCTCTAAAAAAATGCCCGGACGAACCGGGCGAAACAGGGATGATGGAAAGTTCCGTCCTTGGCTGGGTGTCACAGGGTTTACAGCATGAAGTCATCGCAATGGCGTCCTGCTGTAAAAAGGGCGGTGGTCAGAAAGGGAATAACTGCCACCGCCAAACTTGCTCTGGAACTTCGGGTATCACGGTCCTGAGGCGTGATTCTGGTGCAGCATGCAGGATTCGAACCTGCGACCAACCGCTTAGAAGGCGGTTGCTCTATCCGACTGAGCTAATGCCACAACGAAGAGAGCACTGATTACCACAGTGGACCACCCGGCGAGGGAGGCGTTGCTTCCGCCAATGCTCTCATCGTTGCATCCTCGTCTCTTCCGAGGTGTCACACCGTACCGCCACGATGGTGAGTCGCTGTCGTGCATGCAGGGCATGGCTTGCACATTCCGGCTACCCGCTGGGCCATGTACCAAGGAGCCCCCGGACCGCTATCGGCGCATGTGCCATACGCCGGATGCTTTCACACCTGGAAGCGCACTCCGCCATCTGAGTAACGACAAAGCCACCAATGGAAGGGAATGGGGTGCGCTTTCATGTTGTGTTTACCAAAAAGGTAATAATTTATCGTCAAAAGGTCAATACACTACGACAAATAAATCATATGTGGTTAAATTGGTAATAATTTAAACGCGTATGGAGCGCAGCAAAATGTGCATCAGCAAGCCGAAAGTGAGTTCTCCGCAGGTTCAGGCGGCGCCGCAGGTTTCCGATTCTGCTGTACAGAACGCCGCTGATAGCGATCGTCGTCGCCGTGCCGCAGCGGGCGGGCAGAAATCAACAATCCTGACGTCGAGCCAGGGTGTAACGCAGCCTTCTGGCGGCACTCAGGGTAAGACCCTGCTCGGGGCGTAATCCATGGCCGAACTCTCTCCGAAACAGCATTACCTCAAACACCTGGGGCAGCTCAAAAATGAGCGCACCAGCTTTGAGGAGCACTGGCGCGAACTGGCGGAATTTATCGATCCGCGCAGCACGCGCTTTCTTACGACGGAGAGAAACAACGGCAGCAAGCGTAATACCCGCATCGTTGACCCTACCGCCTCTAAAGCTGCCCGCACTCTGCAATCAGGCATGCTGTCAGGTATCACCAGCCCAACCCGCCCATGGTTTAAGCTGGCAACGCCGGATCCGGAGATGATGCAATATGGACCGGTAAAACGCTGGCTTGATGTGGTCATGACCAGGATGAACGACGTCATGAACCGCTCTAACGTCTACCAGTCCCTGCCGATTATCTACCGGCACCTTGGTGTTTTTGGTACCGCGGCTATGGCGGTTCTCGAAGACGACGAAGATGTGATTCGTACTCATCCTCTGCCGATCGGAAGTTACTACCTGTCAAACTCGCATCGTTTGTCAGTCGATACCACGTATCGCGTTTTCTCCATGACTGCCCGCCAGATTGTTATGCAGTTTGGCCTGGACAACGTCAGTAACGCCGTGCGCGGCGCCTGGGATAACGCGAACTATGAAGCATGGTTCGATGTGGTCCATCTGACAGAGCCCAATATCGATCGTGTGAATGGCAAGCTGAACTCCCGCAACAAGGCATTCAAATCGGTGTATTTCGAGTTGTCCGGAGACGGTGACAAGCTCCTTCGTGAGGCTGGTTTTGATGAGCCGCCGATCCTTTCACCGCGCTGGGAGATTAACGGGGAAGATGTTTACGGGAGTAACTGCCCGGGAATGATGGCGCTCGGTACTGGTAAGGCGCTGCAGCTGGAGCAAATTCGCAAAGCTAACGCGATCGATAAGCTTGTTAACCCGCCAATGGTTGCCCCGACAGGTCTTAAAAATAAGCTGATCAACCTTGCCCCTGGCGGCGTTACTTATGTTGATGAGGTTGATGCTACCAAGCTAGTGCGTCCGGCTTACGCCGTCAGCCCTCAGCTTAATGACATGCTCGGCAGCATTGCTGATGACCGCCAAATGATTGAAGCCTGCTTCTTCTCTGACCTGTTTAACCTGTTCAGCACCATCAACACCAGGAGCATGCCAGTGGAAGCTGTGGCTGCAATGCAGGATGAGAAGCTCCTGCAGCTTGGTCCAGTACTGGAGCGACTTAATGATGAATTCCTTGATCCTTTCGTTGATCGCACATTCAACATCATGGCGCGCCGCAACCTATTTCCTGAGCCACCGGAAGAACTGCAGGGCACTCCTCTGAAAGTTGAATATGTATCCATTTTGGCACAGGCCCAAAAATCCATAGGGATCAGCAGCGTTGAGCGCTTTGTTGGCTTTGTTGGGAATCTTGCAAAAGCCAATCCTGCGGCGCTCGACAAACTCAATATCGACCAGACGATTGACGAGTACGGAAATATGCTCGGCGTCCCGGCCACGATCGTTAACTCTGATGATGAGGTGCAAGCTACGCGCGAGCAGCGCGCTCAGCAGCAGCAACAGCAGCAGATGATGGCTATGGCCCAGCAAGCTGGCGCAACCGCTAAGACCCTGAGCGATACCAACACCGCTGACCCTAGCCTGTTAAAAACCCTCTCTGATGCTGCTCAGCAGCCGGCGGTGACGCAATGACTGATTACCTGAGCGAAGAAGAGCGTGAAGAACTGGCAGCAGATGAGCTCAAAAGGCAGCAGTTACGGCGCGAGAACGAACTTAATGACCTGCGCCTTATCTGCGAGACAGAACACGGCCGCCGTTTCATCTGGCGCCTGATTGAGCAGGCTGGAGTGTGGCGTACGACTTATACCGGTGAGGCACTCTCGGCAGCCTTCGCCGAAGGAAAACGTAACACGGGACTGAAAGTCTTTTCCGACGTGATGGAGGCGTGTCCCGATCAGTATCTGGCAATGGCCAAAGAGGCCAGCGAGGAATAGCGATGAATTTATTTGAGCGTCTGATGTATCGGCGTTTGTGCAATGAGCAGCCTGCTGATGGTGGAGCAGCTCCAGCAGCATCCGAACCATCCCCGGCTCCTGCGGCTGAGCAATCTGAAGCAGCGCAACAACCAGCAGCAGATCCAGAACCTTCGCCAGCTGATGGAGGTAAACCTGAGCCGACTGGCGATAAGCCAACTCCTTCTGCTGAGCCATCGGTTCCAGAAAAATATGAACTAACGGCACCTGAAGGCACTGAGCTGGACTCAAAAGCTGTTGAGTTGTTTGAGCCCGTGGCGCGCGAGCTTGGTCTTTCTAATGACCAGGCGCAGAAGTTGGCTGGACTGTGGCCACAACTGCAGGAGCAAATCCAGAACCGCCAGGCTGAGTCGTGGGGGCAGCAGGTTGAACAGTGGGCAGCTGACACGAAGGCTGACAAAGAAATCGGTGGCGACAAATTAACGGTATCCGTAGGGCACGCGCAGAAGGCGCTGGATACCTTCGCATCGAAAGAGTTCCGCGAATTCCTTGACTCTACCGGCCTGGGTAACCACCCGGAAATGGTTCGGGCGTTCGCAAAGGTAGGCAAGTTGATGAGTGAAGACAGTTTCGTCACTGGCCAGGGTAACGGATCGCCGAAAAACGATCTGGTCGAAGCGTTTTATCCAAGCAAAAAATAGTGAGGTGTAATCATGGCTTTAATTGGTCAGACGCTGCCTTCTCTTCTTGACGTGTACAGCCGTACCGACAAGAACGGGCGGATCGCTAAAATCGTCGAGCAACTGGCGAAAAGCAACGATGTCATTACCGATGCGATTTACGTGCCGTGTAACGACGGTTCCAAACACAAAACCACCATCCGTGCCGGTATCCCCGAGCCGGTGTGGCGCCGTTACAACCAGGGCGTGCAGCCTACCAAAACCCAGACCGTTCCGGTGACTGACACTACCGGTATGCTGTACGACCTTGGCTTTGTGGATAAAGACCTGGCCGATCGCTCCGGTAATGCGGACTCGTTCCGCGTGTCCGAGAACATGGGCAAGCTGCAGGGCTTTAACAACAAGGTTTCCCGCTACACCTTCTACGGCAATACCGATGCTGAGCCGGAAGCGTTCATGGGCCTGGCTCCGCGCTTCAACACTCTGAGCACTTCCAAAGCGGCCAGCGCGGAGAACGTATTCAGCGCCGGTGGTAGTGGTTCTACCAATACCTCCATCTGGTTCATGTCCTGGGGTGAGAACACCGCGCACATGATCTATCCGGAAGGTATGGTCGCCGGGTTCCAGCATCAGGATCTGGGTAATGACCTGGTCAGCGATGCGAACGGCGGTCAGTTCCTGGCTTACCGTGATGAGTTCAAATGGCATCTCGGCCTGTCAGTCCGTGACTGGCGTTCGATCTCGCGCATCTGCAACATCGATGTCACCACGTTGACCAAAGATGCTGCAACCGGCGCCGACCTCATCAGCATGATGGTCGATGCGTACTACGCGCGTGATGTAGCAATGCTGGGCGATGGCAAAGAGGTCATCTACTGCAACAAGACCATCCATGCCTGGCTGCACAAGCAGGCTATGAATGCGAAAAACGTTAACCTGACGATCGACGAATATGCCGGTAAGAAAATCGTTTCTTTCCTGGGTATTCCGGTCCGTCGCGCTGACGCCATCCTGAATACTGAATCAGCCGTAACGGCGTAAGGGGGGATCATGCTGCTCGACCAGCAAGCGCTTTTTTCCGCAGCTCAGGCCATTACGGCCACGGCTGCTTCGACCAACGTCATTGATACCGGCAGCAATAAAGATGTCGGTAAATATGGCGATATCCCGCTGCTTATCCAGGTGGTTGAAGGTTTCAACAACCTGACCAGCCTGACTGTGACGGTGCAAACCGATGACAACTCTGCATTCAGTTCCGCTGCGGACGTGCTGTCCATGACGATCCCTCTGGCGTCTCTGGTGCTGGGCTATAAGTCTCCGGTTATCACGTTGCCGATGAAGATGGAACGCTACATCCGTCTGAACTATACGGTGACTGGTACTGCGCCGACCACTGGCAAAGTCACTGCGGGTATCACCGGAGGCGTGCAAACCAATGCCTGAGTACAAAGTCGCTAAGCGGTCATTCATCAATGGCCGCCTGCATGAGCCGGGTGACATCGTTACCTACGACGGTGAGCCGGGAAGTAATCTGGTTTCCGTTGATGCCAGCCTGAGCGAAAAGATTATTCCGGTCAGTGCAGAAGAGTTAACCGAGCTTGATGATTTGCGCAAACAGTATGAAGAAATGTTCGGCGAAGCGCCGCATTTCAATACCAAAGCGGAAACTCTGAAGGCGAAGATCGCCGAAAGGCGAAAAGAACTCGGGGTGTAAGCCCTCATAACCAAAGGGGCGAAAGCCCCTTTTTAGTTGGTGGATGATATGGCATCAGTGATCAATATCTGTAATATCGCGCTGGCACGTATAGGCAACAGCCGGACGATTAACAGCCTCACCGAAAAGACCAAAGAGGCATATATCTGCAACCTGTTTTACGAGTCCATGCGCGACGCAGTTCTGGCAGACAACGACTGGAACTTTGCCATGTCGCGCGTTGTCCTGGCCGACCTTGGCGACCCTGCGCCGGGATGGTTGTTCCGGTATCAGTACCCGACCGACTGCGCGCGCATAGCTGCCATATTACCGAAGTGGTTCACTGGGTCTCATATCATTCTGCAGGATAAGCCTGTTTTTGAAGTTGGCAGCAATGAAGATGGCACTGGCCGCGTCATTCATACCAATGAGTCTCAGGCGGTACTGCTATACGTGAAAAGCATCACTGACCCGACGATGTTTGATGCCTTGTTCGCTGATGCTCTTTCGTGGCGTATGGCGGCAGAGATAGCCATGCCGATCGCGGCAAATGCCAGTCTCGGTCAGCAGGCAATGGCCAATTATCAGCAGGTGCTTACGGCGGCCATGCAACGCTCTCTTGATGAGGCGCATGAACCGCAGCAGGCGATGTCTGACCTTGCCAGTGCGAGGATCTGCTGATGGCCTATTCACTGGTGCAGCCGTCGCTTGCCGGCGGCGAGATATCGCCTTCACTGTATGGTCGAATCGATCTTGAAAAATACCAGACGTCATTGCGCCGCTGCCGCAATTTCATCGTCCGGCAGTCAGGCGGCATTGAAAATCGTCCCGGTTTCCGGTTCCTGGGGAGCGCGAAATATGCAGACCGTTACTGCCGGCTAATACCGTTCCAGTTCAGTGTATCGCAAACCTATGCGCTCGAGCTCGGTGATCACTATTTCCGTGTCTGGTCTAACGGAGCGCTGGTTACGGACGGCGGCAGCCCTGTTGAAGTTGCTACCCCATGGCCGGTTAGCGTCATCTCTGAGCTGAAATTTACGCAGTCTGCCGATGTGATGACGGTGTGCCACAACGATTATCCGCCGCTTGAGATCCGCCGTTACGGAGAGGCTGACTGGCGCACCGCCGCAGTGACAACAACCAGCGGGCCATTCCAGGACCTGAACACAGACGACTCGGTAACGGTGTACGCCTCAGGCCGAACTGGATCCGTAACGTTGACTGCCAGCAGCCCGATTTTCAAAAGCCAGCACGTGGGAAAACTGTTCTACATGGAACAGAAAGCGGTAGATAGTGTTGGTCGGTGGGAAACCGATAAAGACATCGGGATCGGTGACGAGTGCCGATATCAGGAGAACTTTTATCGCTGTGTTGACGGCGGTTCTAATGGCACAACCGGCACTGTTGCTCCTACCCATACAACGGGAGATTCCTGGGATGGCTGGGGTCTTGGTGGCCGTAACGGTGTGCTGTGGCGCTATTTGCATAGTGGTTTTGGCGTGTGCCGTATTACCGCCGTCGCCGGAGATGGACTAACTGCAACAGCCGACGTTGTGCCACGTCAGGATGGTGAGATCGAGCTGCCAGCGCAAGTGGTAGGTAGCACCTTCGCCACTTACAAATGGGCGCATTATGCCTGGAACGATACAGACGGCTACCCGGGTACAGTTACCTATTACCAGCAGAGGCTGATTTTCGGCGGCAGCCGGGCATTTCCTCAAACTATATGGTGTAGCCGTACCGGTGATTATCACAACTTCTATCGCAGCAACCCGAAGGTTGACGACGATGCGATCACCTATAACTACGCCGGTCGCCAGCTGAACAAAATCCTGCACCTTCTCGATGTCGGTCAGCTTATCGTGCTGACCAGCGGCGGAGAGTTCAAGGTGACAGGCGACAGCAACGGCAACCTGACGGGAACCGGTGGCTTTGCGATGTCCGGTCAGTCGTTCAACGGTAGCAGCGATCTGGCACCAATCAACGTTGGCAGCGTTGCACTGTACGTTCAGCAGAAGGGCTCCATCATCCGCGACCTGTTTTACTCATTCGACCAGGACAGCTATCAATCCAGTGATCTGACCCTCCTTGCCAGCCATCTGTTTAACGGTTACAGCATCAGGGACTGGGCCTTATCTGTACAGCCGTTCAGCGTTGCATGGTGTGCGAGGAGTGACGGCATGCTGCTTGGCCTTACTTATCTCCGCGAGCAGCAGGTATATGCCTGGCATCCTCACCCAATGACTAATGGCTATGTCGAATCGATCTGCAGTATTAGCGAAGGGCAGGAAGATGCAGTCTATGCGCTTATTCGCCGTACGGTGAATGGATCGACAGTTCGTTATGTTGAGCGACTGAACACCAGGCAGTTTACAGAACAGCAGGATGCATTTTTCGTGGATTCTGGCCTGTCTTACAGTGGAGAAAACACCGACTATTCACGCACAATGACGATCAGTTCCGCCGGGGGCTGGACCTACCAGGATGAATTCACGCTAACGTGCAGCTCTGCAATCTTCGACTCATCGAGCACTGATTACGAGATCCATATTCCCTACACCGAAGGCGGTGTCAGCAAGTCGATGCGTTTAAGCATTGCTGGTGTTATCTCATCAACAGTGGCTACCGTATTAGCAAACCGTGATGTGCCGACAGCGCTGCGCAACACTGCGCAATCAACATGGTCAATAGCACGTCGGATATTTGCGGGACTGTCTCACCTCGAGGGGCAGACGGTTAGCATTCTTGCCGACGGTAACGTTGAACCTCAGCAGGTTGTATCAGGCGGCGAAGTGACGATCGAAAACCACTCGTCAGTGGTGCATATCGGTTTGCCGGTAGCCGCGGTTATCGAAACGCTGGACGTGAACGTTGCAGGGCAGTCAACGCTGTTGGATAAGACCAAACTCATCAATCAGCTTTGCGTAATGCTCAACAGCGGGCGCTCGGTTTGGGCCGGAACAGATGATGCTCACTTACTGGAGTATACCCAGCGTGAGTGGGAATTCTACGACGACCCGGTAGGGCTAAAGACGGGCATCATCGATATGAACCTCGATGCAAACTGGGAGCGTAACGGGCGGGTTGTAATTAGCCATTCCGATCCGCTGCCGCTTGGCATTCTGGCCATTATACCGCGCGTAACGGTAGGGGGCTGATATGCGGAAAGTTGAGATAGTCAGCGTTACTGACGAGCATATCTGCGCCATTCTCCCGCATGTCCGCCAGGCAGACCACGATGAGTTTATGGCTGCTGCCGGGATGACTCCGGAGGAAGTCATCACTCGCGCCATGAAAAGCGCTTCGGTAGCCGCTGCAGGAATGATTAACGGCCAGGTGATAACCATCTTCGGTATATCTCCGGCATCGATCATCACCGGGCGCGGTATTCCGTGGCTGGTTAGCACCGACCACATTGAGCATCAGCCACTGACATTCCTCCGCCATTGCCAACCGGTTCTTCGTGACATGTCACGCGGATATCGCGTGCTTGAAAATTACGTCGATGCGCGTAACCACGCAGCAAAATCCTGGCTTCACTGGATGGGCTTCACCCTGGCAGATCCTGAGCCATACGGATTAAAGGGCATGCCATTTCACCACTTTACGAAGGAGATCGACCATGTGTGATGTCGGTACCGCAGCGCTGGCAGTTTCCGCCGTCTCCGGCGGTCTCAGCGCTTACAGTCAGATTCAGACAGGCCGCGCTAATGCCGCGCTGGCGAACGCTAACGCCGACGCTCAGGAGCAGGCCGCCCGCGACACTATCAACACAGCTAATGACCAGGCATACCAGCAGCGGCAGCAGGCCCGGCGGGTTGCCGGACAGCAAACCAATGCACTGGCTGCTAACGGCGCCGACCTGACGAGCGGTAACGCATTGGACCTGACAACTGAAACCATGCAGCAGGGAACGCTCGACGCGCTGACCACCATCAACAACGGCCAGCGACAGGCCGCCGGGTTGCAGTTCCAGGCTGATACCAGCCGCGCGCAAGGGAAAATTGATAAGCAGTCCGGAATGCTTGGCGCAGGTTCAACGCTGCTCAACTCCACGCTGACCGGTCTTAATGCATACAAGACGCTGGGCGGTACCTGGAATCCGCTTTCCGCTAAGTAAAAGGAGCTGACTATGCCAACCGTTCCGCAATATCAACGCCAGAGCCAGACGCAAACCGCGCCGGTGATGACGAGTAATCTTCGTGTCCCGGAGAATCCGCTGGTGCAGGGCATCCAGCAGGCTGCTGATACGTCGATCAATATGATGGCTGATGCAAAGCGCAAGGCTGATGTAGCGCTTAGCCAGGATGCCCTGCTGCAGTTTAATCAGTTCGGTGATGACCAGTTCAACAACCCTGACAATGGTCTGATAACGAAGCAGGGAAAGGCTGCGCTCGGGCAAAGCGATGTCGTCATGCAGAACATGCAGCAGAAAGCTCAGGACTTGCTGGGTACCGTGCCGGATGGCGAAGCCCGCCAGCAGTTATCCTTTCAGTTGCAGCAGTCAATGCAGTCATTTCACAACCAGGCCCGCCGGTATGAGGTTGGCCAGTTCCAGCAATTTCAGGATCAGCAGTTCTCCGCTATTAAGCAAAACGTGGTAACCCAGTCTCAGGGGCTCTATGGCGATGATGCAGCGTTTGTTAATACGGTGAAAATGGGGTTCGATGCGATCGAGCAGTACGCCGCTGCCCATGGATGGAGCCAGGAACAGGTTGTAGCGGAAAAAGAAAAGCTGAAAGAGCAGGCGGCAGATAGCGCTCTGAGTACTGCAGCATCGCAACAGTATATTCAGTTCATGCAGCAGAATGGTGAGCCTGGAGACAATGAGGGGGCGCCACGTGTTACGGCGCATGGTAATTCGTCAGCCGCCAGAGGGCTGCGAAATAATAATCCGGGGAATATCGAAGCCGGTTCCAATTCGTGGGATGGCCAGGCGGGTAGTGATGGGCGTTTTGCGAAATTCGTGACCCCTGAGCATGGTATTCGTGCGCTGGGTAAAAACCTGCTTTCGTACCAGCGGCAGGGTTACGACACAGTTAGCGAGATCGTTAATCGTTGGGCGCCGGCCAGAGATGGCAATAACACAGAAGCGTACATTGCCGCATTATGCAAAAAGCTGAATGTCACGCCAAATGACCAGCTTAATATGAGCGACATTAATACCCTGCGTCAGCTCTGCGCTGGCATCATCCAGCACGAGAACGGGAAACAGCCATATAGCGAGGATCAACTGAACACTGGCGTTTCTGCCGCGCTTGGTCTTACTACTCTGGAATCGCCTAAGCGATATTCAGGGAATCAAGCTTTCGACGCCGCAAGCCAGCAGCAGCAGGCGGCATATTTACGCCAGTCTATGGAGCTGCGGAACCAGGCTCGTACGCAGTTCAAGGCCCAACTTGTTGATCAGGTGCAGGATGCAACCGCCGCTTATCTTAAGGGGATCCAGTTCGATAATCCGCCTTCACAGGGCGACTTCATTAACGCTTTCGGTTACCGGGAGGGGACACAGCGTTTTAACGATTTCGAAAACTTGCGCGTTGCCGGGCAGTATATCGGATCTTTCCGCACAATGCCGACGGCATCCATTCAACAATATGTCAGTGATCTAAAGAATCAAGTTGGTAATGGAGAAGGGCTGGCAGGGCGCGCAGCAGCATTCGACCATGTTCAGGCTGCTGCTGATGAAGTTATTAAGCAGCGTAAGGCGGATCCCATTCAGTTCTCACTTTCCTCTGGACAAACCAAACCAATTGATATGTCCAACCAAAATAATTTCGGTCAGAGCATTGGACTGCGTGCTTCTCAGGTTTCTGAGTTGGCTAGAGCATACGGAACACCGTTGACTTTCTTTTCCAAAGAAGAGGAGAGCCAGATCGGTAAATTCTTCCGAGACGCCCCGGTTTCGCAACAATCTGCGTATCTCGACACGATCCACAAAAGCACCGGCGGCGGTAAGCCGTACATGGCAGCACTTCAGCAAATCAGCGCGAATGCGCCGTCTGCTGCTGTTGCCGGAATTCTTATGGACAAGCCTGGCGGTGTGGTTGCTGAGAAAAACTGGTTCAATCCTGACGTGTCTGTGTCGCCCTCTACCGCATCGCAAACCATTCTGGCTGGTGCCGCAGCACGCAAAGGATCGAAAGAAGCCAAAGGCATTACCATGCCGAAAGAAAACGATATGCGGCTCGAGTTCAGCAATACCGTTAAAGATGCATTTGCCGGTGACGCACAGGGCGCATCTATGGCGTATGAGGTTGCGAAAGACTACTACGCCGGAGTAATGGCGCAGAAGGGCGATCTCTCTGGCGAGCTGGATTCTGACGTCTGGGAGCAGGCGATAAACGTCGCTACTGGCGGCGTGCATGACTATAACGGCATGGGTAATGTCCTGCTGCCGTGGGGCATGTCTTCTGAGCAGTTCGATAAAGAGGTTAATCAGGCATGGGAAACGCAGGTTACCGGTGCTGGCGTTAAGGCTCCGCCTGGGCAGTACGGCCTGCAAAGCTACGGCGACAGCCAGTATCTCGTGAAACTTGGTACCGGATACCTTCTGAAACAGGACGGAACACCGGTAGTTATCGATCTCACACAGCAGCGTCAGCGCTTCTCTGGAGATATCCCTCAATGAGTTACTTCGGACTTAACCCGGTAAACCAGAATCAGCAGCTGGACCAGGCCGCATCAAACCCAGTAGGCAGCCCTAAAAACAATGTTGGGTTTTTCGATGGATCAGTCAGCGGTGCCGCATCAGGTCTTTATTCCGGCCTTGTTGCAAAGCCTGACCAGCTTTTGTGGGCTGGTGTTGATGCCGTTGTATCACCCATCGCTCAGTTTGTTAATGACAATACATCGTTTCGTGACACGTCACCTGAATATATCGCCCGGCAGAGAGAGCTTGCCGCTGCGCAGGTTAAACGCCTGACACCGGATGCCGCCACTACCGGCACCGCAGGGCAGGTCCTTTACGGTCTTTTCGACATGGGATCGCAGGCAGTAGTAAGTACGCTGGCAGCCGGTCCTGCTGGCGCCGCTGCTGCTGTGACCAGCTTGCAGGGGTTCTCCGAGTTTGAGCGACTGCGCGGCGAAGGCGTAGATTACAGCACCGCCCAGGAAGTGGCATTGGTACACGGCCTTACAGCTGGTGCCGGTACAGTCATACCGATGAGCATCGGCCTGCGTGCTGGTGGCGCACTGGCTGAAGGTGTCGGCGCTCAGTTATCACGATCGGCGCTTGGCAATGCCGCTGGTACCGTTGCGCGCGCTGCGCCTGATATAGCTTATGCGGCAGGTACCAACGTCGCCTTTGGTATGGCTATGCGTGGCAGTACAGCCTCTATCCTGCGCAATAATGGCTATGAGGATATGGCCTCGCAGTATGACGTGTTCGATAAGCAGGCGATGGCGATCGATGCCGTTCTCGGCCTTGCGTTCGGCGGCGTAGGGCGCTTCGTTAACTCGCGTGGTGAAAATGTTCGCCCTCCTGATTTTATGCCTGCCGACGTCGATGCAGCGCTGGCGGCCAATGCTGCTCATCATGCTGAGTTTGATATCGCTCCTGGCATTCCGGTTAATGTGCTGTCACGCGATGCGCATGCCCAGGCGATACGGAAGGCAATGCAGGATGTCAGCGCAGGCCGATCGGTTGATGTGGCGAGCATTGTTGAGCCTGCTGCATTCACCAGCATACCGGCACGGCGCAGCATTATATCGCAGGCACTGGATGAGATGCTTTCTCAGGCAGATGAGGGGGCAACTGCCAGAGCTCTTGAGATGCGGACGCTTGAGGATCAGGCTGCGCAAATTCTTCCGCGTGGCGACCGCAAGGTTTACCAGTCTGAAATAGCCAACAGCGAGCGCATTATCAATAACCTCACCGAGCAACGTAACCAGATACTGGCAGAGCAACCTGCGGGAAGCGGCAAAGCTCTGTCCCGTGCCCGCGCCGATAAGCAGGCAAGGCTGAGAGATGTCGATCAGCGGATCAGCGAAGCACAGGGGCGGCTGGAATTCTCTCGTAACGCACTGGCCCCGCATGAGCCCGGTGGTGAATTCTTTGAGGCAAGAGTAGAGATCGCCCGAAGGCAGCAAGCAGAGACCGAGCTTGATGCTCAGGCTCTTTCATTTTTCCGCACGGCAGAAGTGCGCTCCGCCGATGAAGTCTTTCAGCTGGAGCCCAACGCGGCTCTCCGGGATATGGAAAGCGCGCCAGCGACAAGAACGGTAGAGAATCAGCAGGACATTGATGTGATGGCCGCTGAAGACTCGCTGGCATCATCGCCAGATATGGTGATCACCGTGCTTGACGATGAGGGAAATCCACAGTCAAGAAGCGCGCGCGAGGTGCTTGATGATGCCGCGCGGGAAAATGAGCAGGCTGTGCAGGATTCCAGACTTTTCGATGTCGCTGTTGCGTGTTTCTTAAGAGGATAAATTATGCGTCAGGAATGTATTAACGCCGTGCAGCAGGCCGCAAGCCGCCGACTCACACAGCAGGAAATCAAGAATATTGAAGACCGTATTTACCGGAACATGCGGCAACTGGCCCGCAATGATCCGGCTTCGTGGCGGGCGATGACTGACGCCGAACGGCTGCGCCGAGCCGGGCAGTTAGCAGCGAACGAACTCACTAACGAAGCTGCGCTGAAGAAGCGCCGCGTGGCACTCACCATCGCAGCCAGGCAGCGGCTCGACGCCTTCATAAAGACCTACCAGGGGAAAGACGGCAAGCTTGAGGCGCTTAACCGGACCATCGCCTTTCACGCTGACGGGAAATCAAATTTCCTGTCGGTAGAATCACGCGGCAAAGCCACACGCGACTATGCACTAAGCCAGATTCAGGAAGCATTTGAAGCGGTAGACCCGAGATTCTTCCACCTGTTTGAGGACGAGGCCAGCGTGCGCGATCTGGTTTACGAGATGCGCGGTCAGGACACTGGCAACGTCAGGGCTAAGAAGGGCGCAAAAGCATGGGCTGGCGTTACTGAATTGCTGCGCCAGCGCTTCAATGACGCTGGTGGTGATATCGGCTACCTGGAAAATTGGGGCATCCCTCAGCACCACTCAATGGAGAAAGTCGGCAAGGTCTCACAGGATAAGTGGATTAGCGACGTCATCGGCAAACTGGATCGCAAGTACTACATCAAAGATGACGGCCAGCTGATGAGCGATGCTGAGTTGAAAACCTTCCTGGGCGAGGCATACAACACCATCGCCACCGGCGGGCTGAACAAATTAAGCGACACCGGCATGCGCATTTCCGGCGCGCGCTCTAATCGCGGTAATGCATCCCGTCAGATCCACTTCAAAGACGCAGACTCCTACCTTGAGTATCAGCGCGAATATGGCGATCGCTCTCTGTGGGAAGTAATGGTCGGGCACCTGGAAGGGATCAGCAAAGATATCGCTCTGGTTGAGACATACGGACCGAACCCCGATCACGTTTTCCGCTCAATCCTCGACGAGGTTACTGCTGAACAGGCCACTGCCAACCCTGAGCGCACAGGCAGGATTAAGCGCCTGGCCAACAGCACCGAGAACCTTTACAACTTTATCGCCGGTAAGACTCAGCCGATCGCCAACCCGCACATCGCACGGTGGTCGGATAATATCCGAAACTGGATGGTGGCGAGCCGACTTGGTTCCGCCCTGCTGGCTTCCTTCTCAGACCTTGGCACGATGTACATGTCGGCGAAGGTAGCGAACATCCCGATGAACCGGCTGTTTATGAACCAACTTGAGGCTATGAACCCGGCGAACCGCACGGAGCTTGCCCGCGCCCGCCGTGCTGGCCTGGCAATGGAATCGTTGCTCGGCAGCGTTAACCGCTGGGCGATGGACAATATGGGACCGTCGGTTTCCCGCTGGGCGGCAACGGCGGTAATGCGCGCCAGCGGCCTGACAGCATGGACCGATGCTCACAAGCGTGCCTACGGCGTGACGATGATGGGCAGCCTTGGCGAAGTGGTCAGCCGGGCGCCGGATCTGAGAAGCCTTGATGACAGCGATTTCCGCATACTGAAGAGCAAGGGCATTACTGAGCAGGACTTCAGCGTATGGAAACTGGCGCAACAGGAAGACTGGGGTAACGGAAACACTACGATGCTCACGCCGGAAAGTATTATGCGGATCCCTGATGCTGCTGTTATGCACTTAGGACTGCCGGAGCGAGTCAGGTTTGAGGCCATGCGCCGGCTGTTGGCAGCAGTATCTGAAGAAGTCGACATGGCAGTCATTACGCCTGGCGCGCGTGAGCAGCTGCTTACCGGTGGCGGGTTGCAGCGCGGCACATGGAAAGGTGAGTTAACCCGCTCGGTTTTCCTGTTTAAATCGTTCCCGATATCTGTTGTTTTGCGGCACTGGACGCGTGCAATGGGGATGCCTTCCGCTGGTGGCCGGGCTGCCTATATCGCCGCATTCCTCGCCAGCACCACGATGCTGGGCGCGCTGTCTCAGCAGCTTAACGACCTGGCATCCGGGCGTAACCCACGGGAGATGACCGGAAAAGATGCTGGTAAATTCTGGCTCGGTGCACTACTGAAAGGTGGTGGCCTTGGCCTGTATGGTGATTTTCTTCTTTCTGACCATACCCGTTATGGCGGCGGTGCGCTGGCTTCAATGCTGGGGCCTGTGGCCGGACTGGTTGATGACGTGGTTAAGCTGGCTCAGGGTATCCCGCTTAATGCCGTTGAAGGAAAGCCGGAGCAGACAGGTGGTGATCTGGTTAAACTCGGCAAGGGGCTTATCCCCGGTGCCAACCTATGGTATGCAAAAGCAGCTCTTGACCATATGATATTTAATCAGCTGCAGGAATACTTCTCGCCTGGCTATCTGCGCAAGATGGAGCAGCGTTCGAAGAAAGAATTCAATCAAACATACTGGTGGCGACCGCAGGACGTAACGCCGGAATAAGGGGAGGGGAGCTTGTTTTTAATTGTTTTGTCTGTGATAGTTTCTTGTGGGTTGTTATTCGCTGACCGATACAAATATTTTCTTAGCCCCCCAGCGCAGGCTATCTGCTGGTTTATTTTTGTTATGCAGGGAATAATTCTTGTGGCGAGCCTTATTCAAGGTAAGCCTCTAATTTTTTCTGAATAAATAGGTGACTACATGCAAGCTATTGGCTTTATCGTTTACATCGTGGTGGGGCTTTTTCAGTTGGCGGCAATTATGGCTGGGCTGGAATCATGGTGGGGTTTGCACTGGATAATAGCTGCGCCAATTGCATTCATCATTAGCTACATACCACTGGTTGGGTCTATCGTGGGAATGGTAGGAGCTATGGATGTTTGGCGATGGGAGTGGTGGCAGGCTGGGCTTCTTTTCTTTGGTGGCCTGGTTTTTGCTATTGTCTGCGGAGGAATGTCTTCGTTCTTCGAATGGCTATCTTTCAGGAGAAGAGCGTGACATGTCACAAAGGCCGCTTTCGCGGCCTTAATTATCACTGACCACCGGGGCGGGAGTCAGCAGAACGTCCGCCACAGCGTGAGCCGTCAGCTGCGGTATCATCAGGATGTTGGCAGTTACCAGCGAAAGCCTGTGCAGAAGAACCCAGAGACAACAGAACAAACAGCACTGCGAATGCTTTTTTCATTTTCACTTACCATGTGTAGACCACTGAACGTGGCTTCATGAGTTTAGCGCTGCGCTTAGATTTCATCCATAAAAATCAAGTACAGTTAGTTACTCACCACTAGCCTCATCTTTTCCCTTGGCTTTACCAATATAAAAACCACCAAGTCCACCAATGATAAGCGGGACAACATACTTCATTAGCTCAATAACTATATCTTTAGCATCATTTTTTATGGCAAAACCAATGAAGATCAGAACGAAAAGAAACGCCAAAAGAAACCCACCAACGCGGATGAGAATATTGGTCGTTTCTCTACGCCCTAGAGATACCTGGACTTTTTCCTGGGCCTCAATAGATCTGAGGCCAATTCTTTCATTGGCCTCAATTTCCTTAGATTTTGTTTCTACTTCTGCTCGCCTGACCTCAATATCAAGCCTTTGATTCTCGATAAGTTGCTCTAATACTTCAGCCTGATGCCTTTGCACTCCATTGTTATGGTCGGCCATTTACTTACTGAGCCTCATAATGTCTGGTTTTCATTCTGACTCTGAAGTAACCAAAACCTTTACCACCAATTTTTGGTGGTTCAAATTTTACAGACTCGATCTCGTTCCTGCTCTTGTTGGCTATGCTCAGGAAGGATGCGGCATCTGCGGTCACAACATTGTCTGTCATGATACCTTCCAGCATCATGGCTTTTCTGCCTGATTTTTTGATACGCATACTGCCTCCTACACTCAACAAAAGGTTGAATACCTTTGGGCTAAATATACTCACAGGTATTGTTGGTTGCAAGATGAGCAAAGCAATAAAAACGTGATATCAATAGATATGAATAGGTTACGCATCATGCTTTTTAAGGCGCTTCCCTGCGCCAGCAGCCTCAGTAACCCTTGGCCTTAACCATCACGTACTGAGCATGCGTCTCTATGTCGCGCAGTACGGCACCGATACCAACAATGTAGCTGAGCATGGCCGTGACCTCTGCGGCGGCGCCGGAAACATCATGCCCGTCAGCATCGAGTTCGCGGAGCAGCTTCATCACCATTGAGCTTTTCGCCAGTTCACGCAGGCCATCAGGTGAATGGATGTGATCCTGATAGCGTCGGTTAAGAGGGAAGGTGTAATGCTTCTGCTCGACCTGCAATGCATCCATGATCGCCGGCAACATGCTGCTGGTCATCTCCTGCGCCAGCATGCGGGCTTTATCAGCCTGGGAGAGTTCTTCCCGAACGTAGCGGCCAGTCTTGCGGATCTGCGGCAGCACCTCGCTGGTTACCCATTTGCGGAAGCGGTAGGGGATGGTGCCCGGCGTCACCGCATCGCGGCAGCGGAGGATAAGGGTGTAGAGGCCAGACTCGGAGATGATAACTGATTCTTGCTCACCACCAAGGGTGTCGGTTGAGCCGACGCCCTTCTCGTCATCATCAAGTTTGCGAACTGCATCACGATGGTTTGCGATGCCAATCGCGCGGCAAACATCGGATGCAAAAAACCAAGGATTGCCATCGATCATAATGGCGCGAATAGCTGAGTCTGATTCGAAATTGAAAATGGAAGGTTTGGTGTTCATTGTGATACCCCGCTTAGTAGAGTTATCACCACCGCAACGCCAATTACTGGTGGTGAACTGAACGGAGTTGGCGTACCGGCCTAAACGGATACCGGCGTCCTTTCGGACCCCCGCCCAGCCCACCATTGGATAGGTGCGTCAGAGCGCGTGCACAAAAAAACACGCAGTGCGCGTGTTGTGCGCCGTTTAGTTATCCGGGACGCCAATCCCGGCACCGGATTTTGCCGATGCCCGATCACTATGGCACAAGGAAAATGGGTTGTAAATTTACCATTTTGGTAATGATAAACCCATCTTTATTTTGATTTCAATCACTATCTGAGTTGCTGCCGCAACTGCATTGCGCAGAAATCCAGGTGTGTTTGCAGCTCCCGCATCGACAACTGCGAGCTCGTCACATAGTTAACCAGTGCCACCAGTTCCGCCGCCGCACCGCTGACATCGTGGCCGTCTCGCTCCATCTCCCTGAGCAACTCCATCAGCTGTGATTTTACAACCAAGGATCTGACCCCTTCCGGGGTGTGAATACGATCCGCAAAACCTTCGTCGACAGGATACTGGTACCGCTCTGGCATTAGGATTACTCCGATAAATACTGTATATATATACATATATCAAAAGGTAACAGGGTTTTCCAGAAGGTTTTTATTTACCTTAATGGTAATGTTTTTGCTCGTTTCGATTTGTTTTATTCATATATGGTTTGATGGGTAATAGAATGCTTCTATGCACGCGCGCCAGCGCTGACCACTGGAGCAGACTATGACAGTTTCAACGCAGGTTAGCCGTAACGAGTACACCGGGAACGGCGCCACTACCCAATACGATTTCACGTTCCGCATTCTTGATAAAAGCCACCTGCTGGTGCAGACGATGGATACCTCCGAAAACATCGTGACGCTAACGCTCGGAACCGACTACACGGTTACCGGAGTGAACCGTTACAACGGGGGTAAGGTGGTTCTGACATCAGCGCTCCCAGTTGGCTACAGAATCTCTATCGAGCGCAGCACGCCGGTTACGCAGGAATCCAGCATCAGGAACCAGGGTGGCTTTTTCCCTGAGATCCACGAAGATGCTCTCGATAAGTTGACCATGCTGGTGCAGCAGGCATATGGG